GAGAAACTGGATCCTGCACCACCCGGACAAGGCGGCAACCATATGGCGCAAACTATGGCCAAAGCGAAAAATACCGCTCGAATTGGGGAGAGTCGTGTAGTGTGGGCCCTTGACCTTGTCGATCAACTTCGGAGGCAAGGCCGGGCCGTTGCGCAGTTCGATCTCCAGCTTGCGTTCGCTTAAGGCCTCGTCTGGCCGGTGCATGATGATGCCGGAGGTGTAATAGCCGCGAAGCGCGCTGGCCCCGGACAGCGCCAGGAAAGGGTCTTCCTCCAGCTGCGCCTTGGACAGTTTGCGGGTGTGATGGGCGAGGATCAGGCCGCACGCGGGATCGACGGCCTCGCGCAATGCCTCGATGCGCTCGCGCAGAAAGAACATCATGGCCTCGTTGTCGTTCTCGCTGCCGCCGCCGGGGCCGCCGTCGAAGACATTGCGAATGGGATCGATGACGATGATGTCAGGCGCTTGCCCCATGTGGTCACGGATGAAGGCCGTGACCGTGCCAACACCCGCCTCATCGAGAACAAGCCTCAGGTGCTCGGTGATGAACAGGTTGTGCCGGGCGATATCCAGAACAGCCCTGTCCACCTTCATGTTCTGCACGCGCTCGCGCAGGTAGTGGTATTGGATCTCCGCCTGCAGGAAGAAGACGCGCAAGGGGCGTGGCGGTGTAAAACCGAGGAATGATGCACCGCCCGCCATGTGCATCATGAAAGTGAGCAGGAAATCGCTCTTGCCCACCTTGGGCGCGCCACCCAGCACCAGCATGCCGCCGGGCGTGAGGATCCTCGGCGCGATAAGGTCCTGTGGCATCGCCGAGGTGTCCTTGAGCAGATCGCTGACGGAATGAACCGGGCAAAGCGCGGTCTTCACCTGCTCCCGCGGGGCCCGTTCGAGAAAGGCCTCGATGTCCATGCCCTCGGCCACGGCATCGGCCGCATCCCATTTCTCCGGCTTGTCTCGGGGAGGCTCGAGAATGGCCACAGAGGCCGCGCCCGCTTTTTCAATGGCCCTAGCGGCCCTGACGGCGTAAGCCTTGCCCGGCGCGTCGTTGTCCGGCCAGATCAGCACATGCTTGCCAGCCAGCGGCGACCAGTCGGTCTTGTCCACCGGCGCGCCGGCGCCGTTCATGGCGGTGGTGGCGGTGATGCCGATGTCGATAAGCGCCTGGGCGGCCTTCTCCCCCTCGACCAGAACGATGCGATCTGAAGCAAGAATGCCGGGGATGTCATAGAGCGGCCGGGGGCTTGGCGCGCGCATACTGCGCGCCTTCACGTCCCACGGGCGGAACTGCTTGCCGCCGGGCGGATCATGGCGATAGACGCAGGCGATGAGATTGCCGTCGCGGTCGTGATAGTCCCACCTGGCGGTGACCGGACCCAGATCGTCGAGGATGGGCCGGTGATCGCCTTCAGGTGGCGGCGCGGGACAGGCAACGGCGTTCATGCCGAGCCATTCACCGATCTCCGCCATCAGTTCCGGGAATTGCCCCTTCGTATCGAAGCCGCGCACCGCCGCCCACAGGGAGATGATGTCGCCGCCCTCGCCGGTGGCGAAGTCGTGCCATATGCCCGCCTTCGGGCCCTTCAGCTCCACGCTCAGGCTCTCGCCCGTATTGCCCCCGACATCACCGATCAGATACTTGCCGTGGCGCACCTTGCCGGCGGGCAGCAGGTAATGCAGGACCTCACGCAAACGCGCCAGCAGCCGGGCCTTGATCTCTTCCGTGTTCGCAGGTTCAACGGGCGGGGTTTGAGGTTCCGCCGTGTTGAAGTCCATCCACTTGCCATTGCCGCTCATGCCGCGCCCCTCTCCGGTAGGAGTTTCCAGCAGCGGTCCTGCCAGTCGCAGAAACGGCATTCGTGATGATCGGGAGATCGGGCGAGGCGTGGCAAAAGCTCGCCTGCCTCGGTGGCCTGTATGATGCGCACCGCCTTGTCGCTCATTTGCTGGGCGAGCGCGGCATCGAAAGGCACGAGTTCGTGATGAAGCTCGGCGGTGTCCTTGTTGATTGCGGTGAACAGGGCCGGGTTGGCCGAGATGCCGGGGACTGTGGCCTCCATGTAAGCCTGATAGACGGCGATCTGGGCGGCATAGACGGGCTTGGAGACGGCCAGCCCGCGTTTCACGGTATCGCGCCATGACCTGGCGTTGAGCGACTTGCATTCCCAAAGAGCCGGCACGCCGGACAGGATATTGTCCGGGGCAGCCATGATGATGCCGTCCACGTGCCCGCGCATGCGGCCTCTCGCAACCGAGAAGCCGAACTGGCCGCCGTCGGCCCTTTGCGTGTGCAGATCGAAGCCTGCCGCTCTCAGCCAGCCGATGGCCAGCTCCTCGAACAGATGCCCGGCGGCGAAGATGCGCAAGGCACGCCCACTCAGTTCCCGCCCGTCGTCTCGCGGTGCATGGGCGTATTCGAACTGCAAGGCGCGCTCGCAGGCCACGCCAAGGCGCGACGCGCCGAGATAATCACGCTCCGGTTTGCGGGCGTGTTCCGCCACGAGCGCCTCATCGATCAGGGCATTGATGTGATCGGAAAGATTGGCCGAGTGGTTGTAATCCAGCATCAGAACGGCGCCTCGTGTTCATCCGTGTGATCCGCATTGCGCATGTGATCCTGAAACGCCGTCACCACCACCTCGATGAGTTCGAGGACCTGCTCGCGGCTGTAATCCGCCAGGGGCTTGTCCATGCCGATCTCGGCCACGAGCTCGCCCAAGGGAATGAGCGCGGCGGCCATGGCGTCTCTTTCCAGTTGCGTGGGGTCAATCATGAGAAACCCTCCCGGGGACAAGCGCCGGACATAGGCGTCCTGGCAGTGTTTGGAGCAGAACCCCACGCGGGAGCCTTCCCGCCGCGGATCGCTTGCAGCGTAACGTGGATTGCACCAGCCAAAGCCACGCGATTGCCGGTAACAGACAGCGCAAATGTTCATTGTCCCTGTCGCGGCTACGCCGCTCCTCGCCACATTTTGTGTTGTCCCTGTCGCGGCTACGCCGCTCCTCGCCTCTTGTCATGCAGCTCTCCGTGCTTCACCCGAGGCGGCCATGACCAGCCTGCGAATGGCGCTCCTGTTGAAGCGGAAGGTCAGCAGGGCCGAGGCCTGATAGCGGGTGAGCGAGAAGTCCCGGCGGTATTCCGGCGGCAGGTATTGCAGTTGCCGCTCCGTCGCCGGCTGGTTCAACCAGCGGCGCGTCTTGTGGGCGCTTTCATCGGTTTCGTGTTCGTTGAGCCAGTCATCGGCCGCCGCCAGACACACGGTGCGCTCGCCCACCGCCAACAGCCGCACCTGCTTGCCCTTGCCACCACCCAGCCCATGCCAGCGCCCATGCAGGAAGAAGATGCCGGCCCAGGCATTGAAGCCATTGGCAATGAGCGCCGCATCATCACCGAACAGATCGCACCAACGGAAGGACGAGCGCTTCAGCAGATCGATCTCCGACATCACGAAGTCGTTCAACACTTGCGCTTCGCCGCTTGCTTGTGCGCTTTCGATCACGTGGCCGCAGATCGGGCATTCACGCGCCGCCAGCGGAATGATCGCGCCGCATTCCGCGCACTCTTTCGTTGGCGCTTCACCTGAAGCCTCACGGCCATCGAGATCGACATCCTGTTCCAGCGAGCCGTGCAGCAAGGTCGAGATGCCGAAATCCAGCACGATGCAATCGGTCTTGACCACGCCCGGATGCAGGGCCGGATCGACGGTGCGCAGGCCGCGCCCGATCATCTGGATCATGGTGGATTTGTAGGAAGATGGCCTGAGCAGGACCACGCAACTGGTGGGCTGATGATCCCAGCCCTCAGTGAGCACCGCCACGTTGACGATTACCTGAAGTCGCCCCGATCCGTAAACGCCCAACACCGCCTGGCGCTCCGCTTGAGACAACTCCCCATGCACGAGGCCCGTTCGGATACCGGCCTCGCTAAAGGCCTGCGCCACGTTGCGGGCATGATCCACCGTGGAGCAGAACACCACTGTCTGCCGCTCGCCTGCCTTCTCTTTCCAATGACGGATGACCGCCTCGGTGATGGGCGATGTGTTCATGATGGCGTCCACCGCCTTCATGTCGAAGTCATCCACCGTCTTGCGCACCTGCTTCAGGGCATCCTGCGCTCCGACATCAATGACGAAGGTGCGCGGCGGCACCAGGTGGCCAGAGGCAATCAACTCACCGATGCGGATCTGATCGGCCACGTTGGAGAAGACCTGCCGCAGCCCCTTCCTGTCGCCCCGGTTCGGCGTGGCGGTGACGCCATAGATCATGGCATCCGGATTACGCTTGTGCACCTGCTCGATGATGCGCCGATAGCTGTCAGCCGCCGCATGATGGGCCTCGTCGATGACCAGCAGATCAATGGCCGGCATGGCATCGAGGTTTACCTTGCGCGCCAGAGTGGGCACC